CGCATAGGTCGTCGGCTTGCAAAGATCGTTCACTATCTCCCATTTCTTGTATGCGAGCGCCGCACAGTTCAGCCCTACCTCCTGCTTGCCCGCGCTGTTTTCTCCTGCCGCGACGTTGATGGCAGGGAGTACCACGATGGTGTAGCCGTTCTTCAATGTCTGAAGCAGCGCGGATTGCGCCACAAGACCGGCGTCGCATAGGTTCTCCGCAAGGACGTATGCGCCGAACTCCGTTTCTTTGTGCGCCGCGCTCCAGCGCATATCTCCGCCGACGAATACTACCTTTTTCGCACCGCTCCCCAGCGTGTACGAATAAATGTCCACGTTGTCGGAGTTTTTGCCCAGGGATGCGGACTTGGTGATGTAGGACGGGTAGGCTGCGGCCAGCGCGTCCCACCTCGCGTACACTTGCGCGAGGGTGACGATGGTCTGGCTGGTAATATTGTCCGCACCGTCAATCCGCAGACCCTGCCGCGTCATTGAGCGCGGATAGTCCCAGCGGAAACGCGTTGCCCCGGCAGCCTCGCCGATGGCCCATCCCTTTGTAGTCAGGGCGTAGGCGTAGAGCAGGAGGTTGGCGCGGATGCGGAGGCTCCTCGTCATCTGTTCTGCGTTGAACGTGTAGCCGAAGTAACCGCCGATGTATTCGCAGACGCTCGCCAGCATACCGGCGGAGCAGTTCCCAAAGGCTGCGGTGGTGCCGGACGAATATCCTGCGGAGTCACAGCAATTATCGATGAGCCAGCCGTCGTCGGGGTCCTTATATTGAGGATAATTTTCTTCCTCGTACGCGATAAGGTCAGCGACGAGCTGACGCACCATCGGGCAGTTGGCCCCGTCCATGTTGTAGTTTATCCAGAAGTGCTGGTACACGCTTGCGCCGTCGTGGTAGTCCACGGCGTAGTCGATGTCCCCGTACCCGACCGTCTCCATGACGTGCTTGATGTGGCGGGTCTCCGCAAGCTGCCACGGATAGTTACCGCCCGTTCCTGCGGATGCCAATGCGTACTGCTGGTTGAAGTCCAGGTTGCGGTTCATGTTCATCTGCACCGCGCTCCCTGCCTCGTTGGTATACGGCACGCTCATCGCTGCGTTGTCCCATCCCCACGGGTTCACGCAAGGGATGACGACGAATCGCACGTTGTCGCGCAGCGGCTTCATGGCGGCGTAGTTTGCGTTTCCCGTCTCCGAGCATAGGATTGTCATTATACGCAGGAGCGTCTGGGGCGCGTCATGCTCGTTGCCGTGGATGCCCGCCTGGAGGTAGAACGTCTTGGTGTAGTTCGCCGGGGCGAAGACGTAGCTGTAAAGCGGATAATTTCCGTATCCCTGCTCCGAGTAGGTGGACTTGGTGATATAGCCGGGGTTGGCGGTGACGAGCGCGTCGTACCGCGATATGAGTCCGGCGTAGTCGTAGGGCGTGTAACTGGACGCCTCCTGGGTGGGAGGTATCCACAAGCCGGAAGTAGGGGCCGGGCCGGGGCCGGGTTCCTCCGATATGGGAACGTCGCCGAAATAGAGCCGTCCCTCGCGGACACGGATGCCGGACTTCACGCTTGACGTGGCGATGACCTTCCCGTCCAGCATGAGGTTCGTGCCGGACGTGTAGAGGCCCTGCTTGCCGGACCCTCCCGATAGAATCGCGCCCCCGTTGAAGTCAAGCTCGCGGGGGGTCGCGCCGTTGTCTATCTTAATACCGCTGGCCATACGCTAAGACATTGTGCCGCCCCAGGCTGTAGGGACTTGGTTGCGGTTGGTGAGGTTAGGCCCGGAAAAGCATCCGTTGATATTCGTGATGCCAGATACGGCCTTGACGGAAAGGACGTCGTACAATTTCTTGGCGTCTCCCGTAACGCCGGAGGCGGGGGACGGGACGGTGCCGCCAGTCATCTGACGGACATCCGTGACGGTACCATCCGTGAGATTGTTGAAGAAATTGTCCGGGATGGGGATGCTTCCCTGGCATTGACCGAAGGCGTAGTAAAAAGATGTCATTGTTCCCAATTTAGCGGCAAACGCGGTCATGAACTCGGAGGACAGACTTAACACGGTGCATTTATTGAACGTAAACGAGGTAATCGTGCCGAAGTTTGTAAGAAAGGCGACGGGAAGGCTTGTAAGGGCGGAACATGATTCAAAATTAAAAGATGTGGCACTTGGGTAGCTCGAATTGGCATTCTCGCAAACTGAGACCAGGTTGGAGCATTGTTTCAACGAGAAACCCGCACCAGTGCCATCTCCAATTTGCGTGGTAGTGTCGAGCGTGTTGTTGTCTATTGAATACAACTGTGCCAAAGTGAAACGTGTTTGCTGGTAGAAGGAGAGGAACGGAATTGCAGAACCGCGCAGAGTTATCTGGAAGGTGTCCCCGGTCTCGCCGGTGTAGGCGTGGGAGAGTCCCTTGTTCGCCCCAGTCTGTGCGTAGGTCTGGACGGCGCTGCCGTCTCCCCAATCGACGGTCATGTTATAGCTCTTGCCCGCAACCACGGGGACGTACACCGTGGCATTGTCCTGGTCGAGCTTGACGGTGAACTTGAAGTTGTGGTCCACGACGATGGTGAACTGCTTGCTCACAACCTCGGAAGTGATGCCTTCCAACTCGGAGTACGCCTTCAGCGTCACGGCCTCGCTGATTGTGACGGTGTTGGTCTTGGTGTATGTCGTGCCTCCGTCCGTGGAGACGTAGATGTCCGCGCCCTGGGTCTCGCAGGAGAGGGCGACTACGGTGCCTTCTGCGACCGCACCTCCATCGGGTGAGAAGGTCGGCTCGGCAGGTGTCACCACCTCGAACTCTACGACCGCGCCAGCTGCGTCGATAAATACGCCGTTCCCGATGTGCCAGATGGGTTTGACTATCATGGAATTTTCTGCGGATTGCTGAAGCATCCACATGAATATCCCTGTAACCGTCTGCGCCCTGACAACGGCCTGCTGATATGTCCCGGCACCGCTTATCTTACGATCTAACAGAGCGCCCATCGCGGCGGTCAGCGCCACGGTACTGTCGTCAGTCGTGAGGTTGTTCGCCAAGGTGAACGGGTAGTCCTGGCTGGAGCCGGGGTTGCCCTGCGGTCCCTGCGGTCCGGTCTCGCCCTTGAGGTTATGGAACGCCAGCGAGAGGACGCCGCCGCTGACGGAACCGCTCGCGGAAGGCGTGCCGGTGGCGTTGTCCACGGTGACATTTACCGTGTCGATCTCCTCCGGGATGGCGGGTATCTCCGCCACGCCGTCGCTCACGACGCTGGTCCCTCCGACGGTCACGTCCTGCACGCCGTTGCTGGTCGCCGCCGCGTTGGTCCACTGACGGATCGCGCCGTCCTTGTAGTAGTACACGGGATGCCAGTAGTACAGCGTGATGTTAACCTCACTTTCGGCGTATCCGAGGAAGATGTATATCTTGCCGTCCTCGGTGCTGGGGAGCGCCTGCACTATCGGCGTGTCGGCATCCATGATGGCGCTGCCGTCACTCTGCGGAGCGCACTTGAGGTACACGGGGTATCTTGCCGTCATCGTCAGCGCCGCGCCCGTCCTATTGAACGCGTAGCCAAGCGGGATAGCCGAGTATTGCATCCAGAGATAAGACGCGCTGACGCTCGCGCCAGCTGCCACCGCCGTAGTGGTGGAATAGTACCATATCGGTGCAAACGGGTCTATCTTCGCCTGGTTGACCGTCTTTGCCGCCGTGGTGCTGGTGCTGCTTGAGGTGTTCGATGGGACGAGGGACTGCCCGTCGGGAGCAGTAAACAAGAGACGGTAACGGTAGAACGTCGCAGCCGCCACGGCGGTACCGCCGTTGGTGCGGAGGTTATAGCCGATGGTGTTCGTGTCCGCATCCGCGTCGTAGCTCCACCCCTGGAACGCCCAATAGGTGCCGTCCCAGACGTAGTAGATGTATCTCGATGCGCTGCCGCCGTATGCGCCCTTGCCCTCATATGCCGCGTTGTTGTACCAGATGGACGCCGCGCCGGTGCTGTTGACGTTCAGGGTGGGAGCCGTCGCCGAGTTGGTGTTGGTGAACTTGATACCGACCACCGTGCCGACGAGAGGCTTGTTGTTCGTGTCCAGGGGGAACGTCTCGACGGTGGCCTCCTTCGCAACGGTAGCCGCCGCCGTGGAGCAGGTTCCCATGTAAATCCTCGGAGCGATGTCGCTCAGCTTCTTGCCGCTGTCGGTGAGGTTGCCGTTGGAGTCCAGCCCTGCGAAGTCACCGCTGGTCGCTCCGCTCACCTTGTCGGCCTTGCCGCTGATGTCCTGGTGTTCCTGGAGCGCGGTGTCGGCCTTCGCCAGCGAGGACTGCACGCCGCTTGCGAGGTCGATCTTGGGGATGCCTCCCGACGGCTTGGAATATATCTCGAAGTTGCCGTTGCCCCAGGTGCTGTCCTTGACGTAAATCCTCGCCGCGGTGTTATAGAGGATGCTGGTGAACTGCGAGTAACCGGCAGAGGACTCGCCAGCATACACATACACGTTGTCCCCGTACTTGCAGACGGGGAGCTTACCGGCGGCGACGGCGGCGGCTATCTGCGTCTGCGTAGTCGTCCCGTAGGTGACGGGGTAAATCTCCGCGGCGTTCAGCTTGTCCTTCACGGCCTGCGCGAGGTCCGACTCCGGGATGCCTCCGTCCGGCTTATCATACGTCCCGGCTCCGATGTTACTCCTCGCCTGCTCCTTCTGCGCGTTCGTGAGGGTCTGCTGGGTATATTTGACGTTGTCCTGCGAGCCGCTGCGGATGTCCGCGAGGTCGGATATGGTGTCCTGCTTCGCCTCCAGCGCCGCGCTCAAGTCGTCGTCCGTGATGAACTGCGAGACGTCCGGGATGACGCCCTCAGCGAGGTCACTCGCAGGGATGCCAGACGAAGGCTTGCTATATGTCCCAGCTCCGATATTGCTTCTTGCCTGCAACTTCTGAGCATCGGTCAGGGTCTGTGCCTCCGTCAGGACCGCCTCGCCAGCCTTGCGCAGGCGCTCGTCGATCTCCGGTCCGGTATATCTTGACTGATAGTTTGCCATATATCGTTTTTAGTATTTGCGGATGATAACATCGGGGGCGGATGCCTCCCACCCCTCCGGGAGGTCGTCGTCCACGCCGAACGTGTCGGCGCAGGTGAGGTCCACGTCCGCCAGCAGGATAGCCGAGCAGTACACGCCCGCGCACTCGTCGGCGAAGCGCTGGTTGAACGTCTGGAACTCATAGGTCTCCGGAGCGATCCCGCGCTCCTCAAGGATGCGCAGGACGTTCTGCAAGACCGTCATCCCGACGCTCTGCACCTCGACCTGGTTGGCGAGGTCGTTGCGGAGCCGGTCCACATAGTAGAGCGTAAATGAGTAGCGCAGGAAGTCGTCGCCCGCGCTGCCGCGGTGACGGCCCTGCACCCACGCGAAGACGCCGTAGCGCGCGTCCGCGTAGGAGTTGAGGCGGAAGATGTCGTTTTCCACGATCATCCCCACGGCAGGCTGCGCCGCCGCGGCGTCCTCGATGGCCCGTATGACTTCCTGGAGTGTCATCGCTTCGTCATTTTGCCCCGCGGTCCTCCCAGCCAGATGCCGCAGGACGCGGCGCTGTAAAGGTTCGCGCGAATCTTGCCGCACTCGCAGGCACCCAGCTCCGGGAGGTCGGCGCGGTTCTCCAGCAGCCACCGCTGGAGGTCGTAGCAGCGCGCGTCCGCCTTCGCCTGATAATAGCCCTGGTTGGCGGCTATCTCGTCCATCGTGGCCACCTGGAGGTTCTCGTCGTTACTCTTCGCGAGGCCGAAGTTCGTAATCTTGTATGACGACTTCATCATCGCGTCGGCGATGGCCGTGTAGGCGAGGAAGTACTGGCAGCGGTCCGCCAGCTCCTTGTAGATGCCCTCCGGCAGGGTGCCGTTTCCGGCGGCGAGGAGGGCCTTCAGCTTGTCGAGCAGGCATGACCCCAGGATGCCGCGCAGGGCGGTCTCCTGCGCCTCGTATAACGCCCCCTTGAGGTATTTCCCCTGGAGGTTGTCCGACACGTTCGTGCATGTCTTGACGAAGTCCTCGGACGTGAGCAGTATCTCCTTGCGTGCCATATCAGTCGACGGTCTGGGCCGGTGTTCCTCCGGCGATGGTGAACGGTTCGATGGTGAGGACGCCCGTCGCGCCGCAGATGCGGTCGAAGGCGTCCGCGATGCGCTTCTGCACCGGCTGGATCTGCGTGCGGTTGAAGAGGTCGAACGCAGCCGCGTACTCCTCGCTGCTGAAGCCGAGGTTGTCGGTCGGGATGCCGAAGAGGTTGGGGTTGGCGCGGAAAGACGTGAATATCTGCTGGCGGCAGCGCTTCGCGAGCGCGTCGTAGCGGTTGCCGAAGTCGTCGGTCTTCAGCTCCGTGATGACCGCGGCGTGCTGGCGGTCCGGACTGAACGACATGACCACGCGCCCGGCGTTCGTCTCGCCGCCGAACTTGTCCATGAAGTCGCGCTCCACCTCCTCGCGGATCTCGTCGGTGACGGGTACGCCGTTGCACATCTGCACGAACGCGCTGGCGGCGAAGCCGTTCTTGATGGAGTTGAGGTGGAAGGTGTCGATGCTGCGCTCCGTCTCGCAGGCGCTCACGGCCTGCGCGTAGAGCGGCAGCGGGTACACCTGCTTGGTGGAGTTCTTGACGTACAATATGGACGCCGCGTGGCGGTCGCGTTCCTCGTCGGTGAGGCGCGCCCAGTCGAGGTCCGGCATGAACGAGCAGAACGTCTTGCGGTCGCGCCCGCCCTTGGCCCACGTCTCGCTCCACCAGAACGTGTCGACGCCCTCGTTGGTGCGGATGTCCTCGATACCGAGGTTGTAGATCTCCGCAGGGCGCCCGTCGCGTCCGCGTATCACCTCCAGCGCGAAGCCGCCGAAGATGAACCAGTCGAGGGCCATGCCGCGCACGATGTCCACCGGCAGCTCGCCGCGGGTGTTGCACTTGCCGTCGGGGAAGAGCGCCGAGAGCAGCGTCACCTCGTTTCCGGCGACGTAGTCCACGCTCCCGTTGACGATGCTGGCGAGGGTCGCCACGTCGCGGTAGAGGTCCAGCAGGTAGTCGGGGTAGGCGTCACCGTCTCCCCACGCTATGCGGTCCCCGCGGACCTTCGATTCCTTCGCCGAGACGATGTGCGTCTCGACGTAGCGGTCCACGGCCCGGAAGAACACCGGAGCGGAAAAGTCATTGTTTGTATTGGTCATATATCACTAAGTTATCGTATTCTATCGTTCCCTCCGGGATGCCGCCGCGGTACTCCACGACATCATAGCCGCCGTCCAGGGCCATGTACTCCACCTCGTCGCGGGTGAACCCGCCGAGGTAGGCGAACCCCGTGGAGACGGTCACGCCGTCCACCGTGGCGGTGTATTCGTACTCGCCTTCCGCCATACCGGCGGGGAGTTCGAGGCTGACGATGTAGTAGCCGCCCGCGATGGCGTCCACGGTCAGCGCCGCATGACCGCCCGCGAGCGTGATGAAGAGGCCCGTGCAGTCGATGACGTACTGCCCCAGCGAGTCGAGCAGGTAGACGGTGTCGTCGGAGTCGACGACGTACTCGCGCCCGTCGACGGTGTCGCGCAGGCGCAGGGCGAAGACCTCCCCCGCCCGCGCGGGTGACGCGGGGATGCGCAGCTGCTGGACGCCTTCTATGTTTGCCATGTAGATCATCTCGGTTTGATAATAGCGCAGGGGGCCGGAACGGAAACACGAAAAAGGACCGGGGCGCTGCCTTGCAGTCGCCGCCGGTCCTGCCGGGAAGAAGAAGGTGTTATATTACTCGGTGATGGCGTCGATGTCGACACCGCCGCTGCCGATGAGGATCTCCTTGGGGAAGGACCCGTTGTTGTCCTCGAGCGTAATCGAGTAACGGTTGGCGTCCGTGCGCGCCTGGCCCGTCTGGCCGTCGCCCGCGTTGGCGATCATCGGCTCCTCTTCGCCGAGAAGCCAGTAGACGCCGTTGGAGTCCTTCACGATGGCGCGGAGGTCGTTGACCGCGAGAGCGGCCATCTCCACGCGCTTGGTGGTCTCCATGCGGGAGAAGAGCATATTCAGAAGGGTCTGCACGAAGTTGACACCAGCCGCGACGTCCAGGTTCAGCGTCGAGGTCATCGACGCGGCGCCCGGACGGAAGTAGAACCTCTTGAACTTCTTGCTGCTCGCCATCGTGATGCCGCTCACCTTGTCGGAGGTTACGGTCACGTCGGTGACGTCATCGAAGTTTGCGAGGTAGACCTCGGACACGCCTCCCTTGCTGGGAAGGCAGTCCTGCGCGAGTCCGGATATAGTCTGGTTGCAAGCCATGTCTTGTCGTTTTAATGGTTGGTTAAATGCACGGGCGCGGTGTCACGCCCGTGCGAAGGATCGGACTAAGTGGTCGGGGTGGTGTTCTCCGCGATCTGGCCGAGGGCGGTGACGCCCGGAGTGGGAACGGCGGGAGCTGCGGCGAAGGTGCCGAGGACCACCTGGGCGGGGAAGTGGTAGGCGACGCCTCCGGCCCACTTGATGGTGTACTTCCAGATCTCGTCGTCCTCGCTCCAGCGGAGGTTGAACTTCTCCTCGTCACCCTCCATGTCGGTGCCGTAGACGAGGTTATCGGCGAAGGTGCCGACGATCTTCAGGCTGCCGGCGAGGCCGGGGGTCTTGATGACGCGGACGTCGCTGCCGGGGAGGATGAACTCGTCGGGGTTGTCGTTGACGGCTCCCGAATAGTGATAGAGGTTCAAGGCCACAAGCTCCATGAGGAAGGCGCGATAGATGGCCGGGCTGACAAAGATGACGCCGCCCCTTTCGAGGGTCTCTTCGGTCATGGCTGCGTAGACGGCGGAGATACCGGCGTAGGCGCTGGAACCGCTGGCGATGTTGACGTCCACGACGGAGGCGTCGTTGTCGAACTGATAGATGAAGCCGTCGATGAGAGCGTCGCCACTGTGGGCGACGGTCTTGCCCAGCCAGATCTCGGTCTCGATGAGCTTGTTCACCTGCTCGACGAGGGCGTCGACGATGTACTGCTCATAGGGCAGGTCGTTGTCGCGGGCGTTGACGCGGACGAGGTACTCGGCGTACTTGCCGATGAGGGTCTCCGGGCAGATCTGGCCCTGGACCTTGTGGATGGCGACGGAGATGAGTCGCTCGGAGAGGGTGATGGCGTCCTGGGCGTTGAAGCCGCAGGAGGCGCCGTCCTGGACGACGGGCGTGAGGGAGAGGTAATGCAGGTGCATGGACCCCTTGACGCCGGTCTGGATACCGATGCGGGAGCGGGTGTCGCGGTTGGCGAGACCGAAGCTGCCGATGATGAGGTCGCGGTTCTGCTCGATGTAGGCAGTGAGACCGCTGACGGTGAAGTTGGTTACAGCAGGCATGATGCTTTGTTTTTTGATTGGTTGATTATTTGCGAACGTAGCGGGCAAGGCGGTCCATGCCCTTGTCCCCGGTAGCGCCGGGTGTGATGCTTGACGTGACGGTGACGCCCTTGCGGGTGTGTTCCTTCAGGGGCACGCGTGAGAGTTTCTCCACCTGCTCGCGCAGGGTGGCGATTTCAGCCTTGAGGCCAGCGTTCTCGGAGCGCAGCGCCTCCAGCTCCTCGTTGACGGGTTCCGGTTCGGGTGCGACCTCGGCCTCGTCGTCCTTGATGGACGCCACGACACCGTCAACGACGGTGATGACCTTCGCGTCCTCCGTGCGGTAGTCGCCGTCGGGTGCGGGGGCCTGGTTGCCGTCCTCGTCACGGACGTAGACGGCGTCGCCTTCCTTGAGGTCTTCCTCACCCTCCCAGTAGAGGGCGCCCTTGTCGGTGTCCTTGCTGCCGAACTCGTCGGCGGCAGGCTCCACCTCGGCCTCCGGGTCGCGGATCTCCGCAACGGCGCCGTCGGCCACGACGATGACCTTGCCGTCCCCGGTGGTGTAATCCCCGTCGGCGGCTTCGGTGCGCTCACCGTCCGCGTCCTCGATGTAGACGCGGTCGCCCGCCTTCAGGTCCTCGTCACCGTCCCAGGCTATGACACCTTTGTCGGTGGTGACGGTCGCGAACTCCGCCACCATCTGGCGGAGCTTGCGCAGTAGATTTTTCTTGTTCATATCTCGTTTTGATGTAAGTGCTTCGATGATGCGGGAGAACATCCCCTCGGCATCGTCCACGGCTTCCTCCACGGACGCCACGTCGGCCTCCGGGGCGAGGGTGTAGAACACCTCCATGCTGAACCCCTTGAAGGTGCCGTCCTTTATCTGCTGCCAGATGGCGTCGTCCTCGACGTGGTACTCGGCGAAGAGCGACCCGTCCGCGATGTCGTCGAACCCTGCGGGGGCGATGCCCGCCGCGGTGTCCTTGATGTACCACTGGACGAGATGGACGCCGCCCACGTCGTCGCCGTCGTGCATGAGGTCCACGCGGTCGGCGCGGCCCTCGGTGAGGTAGCGCTGCGCCATGTCGCGGATGCTCTCCGGAGGGAAGATGACGTAGTGGTCGCCCAGCATGGGATCGGTGCGGAACACGGGGAAGTTCGCGCGGGCCACGACGCCGAAGACGAGGCGCTTCTCCTCGCTCTCCACGGCGAACATCCGGGCGCGCTTCTGCGCGTCGAACGCGACGAAGTCCGACATGACCGCGGGATCGTCAACGAGGGAGACCCGGACCATGCCGTCGCCGTCGTCCACCAGGACGCGGTAGACGGGGATGCCGTCGATAGTTGCTACGGAACTGACCATAGTTGTCGCTTTTTCTGCCATAATAGCGCGGCGCTGCGCGTTGGAAACACGTCAGAAGGTAGACTCGGCCACGCGGACCCTCTGCGCCCGTCCTGCGGCCTCTATGTCGCTCTGGAGGATATAGACGCGGGACGGCTCCGCGGCGCGGTTCAGGCGTTCCTCGTCGGAGGCGGTCTGCGCCTGGAGGACCTGCGGCAGGGCGGCGGGAACGGACGGCGCTGCGGCGGACACGACGGCGGCACCCGCCCCTCCCCCGCCGAACTGCGTGGCGCGTATCTTCGCGGTCGTGGCGATGCCGGACGCGAGGATGCCTGCGGCGTTGGTGGCGGCGAGCGCGGCCTTCGCTATGGCGCTGGGGATGGTCTTGTCGTTCCACGTCGCCCACACGGCGGACGCCATGCCCGCGAGGGTGTTCACCCACGTCTCGGCTATCTGGAAGCGCTTGGAGTTCTCGAAGGACCGCTTGTCCTTGTCGGCGTTGACGTCGTAGAGCGATGCGATGCTGCCGAGGACGTCCGCCACGCCCGCGGCGTACTCCTGCATGAGCGCCGCCTTCGCGGCAGCGGCGCGCTCCGCGTCCTCCACGTCCTGCCTCCGGATGCGGGCGCGTTCCTCAAGGGCGTCCACCTCTATCTGCACCTCCATGTCCGCGACCTGCTTCTCATAGTCCAGGTACGCGTCGAGGTCGCCGCGCTCGATAGCCGCCTGCTGGAACTCCTTCAGCGCCGCCAGCTTCCGCTCGTTGCCCTCCTGCTGGATGCGGTAGGATTCGTCCTGGCGCTTGCGCTCGTCATCCACGGTGGCGGCGTTGACCTCCTGCCGGTACTTCGCGGCTGCGTCTATCGCTTCGAGGCGTTCCTTCTCGCGGCGCAGGGCGGTCTTCAGCAGCGCGGCCTCGGATTTGTCGAGGTCGGCGGACGCCTTCTCCATGTCGGCCTCTATCTGCCGGATGATGTCGTCGAACTCGTCCTTGGCATCCTTCGCGATGGCGGCGGCGCCGTCCTTGACCTTCTTGCGGGACTGCGAGCTGGTGAGGCCCTCGACGAACGCCGTGGCGGCGTCCTGCCCGGACTGGAAGTTCTGCTTGAAGTTCCACCCCTTGTCGATGGCGGCTCCGATGGCCTGCCCCGCCGCCTGCGCGTCCTCCTTGATGTTCTTCCACTGCCCCGTGAAGATGTCCTTCAGCAGGGTCCCCGCGCCCTTCACGACCTCGATGAAGGTCTTGAGCGGGGCGATGAGGAACTGGAAGATGGCGTTGCCGACGCCGGTGACGCCCGCGATGACCTTCTTCGCCACGCCGTCGGAACGGCCCGCCAGCTCCACGGCCTTGTCCACGACCCAGGAGAGCGCGTCCGCTATCTTGTCCAGCAGCCCCTCGAAGAACTTCCCGACCGGCTCCAGCGCCTTGAGGGCCTTCTGGAGCGCGGCGGTGGCCTTCTCGTTGTCCTTCAGGCCGTCGGCGATCTTGTTTATCAGCGGCGCTACCAGCGTGATGACGCCGATGATGGGATTCACGGACATGATGGCGAAGGACTTGTCGAGCTGGTCGCCCGCCTTCTTCACCGCGTTCATGGACGGCGGCAGGTCCTTCACGACGTTGTGGAAGTTCTTCAGCGCGACCTCATAGGAGCCGACGTTGCGCTGGTAGTTGCCCTGCATGGCGTCCAGCTCCTTGAGGCGGTCGTTCACGCCCTTCACCTGCGCGGCGAGTTCCTTGAAGCGCTGCATCCCCGCCTCGGTGGAGGTGTCCACGGTCCGCAGCTCCTCCTTGTACGCCGCCATGCGGTGGACGAGGGAGTTGTAGGACTCGGACGTGCCGGTGGCGGCTTCCGCAAGGTCCTCCATGCTGGAGGATGTCGCGTACATGGCGTCCTTCAGCGCGTTCTGGTTGACCTTCAGCTCGTCGAGGGTGTCCTGGTATTCCTGCGTCCCTATCTCAAGGTCGTCCAGGTCCTTCTTCAGCAGTTTGATGTTGTTCTTGAGGTCTCCGATGCTCTGCACCGCTTCCTCGGTGCCGACCTTCAGGATGGTAATGGTCTCTATCTCTGCCATGTCTTTATGCGTTTGCGGGTTTGGTGACGGACACGATGGCGAACTCGCCCGTGGCGTCGTTGTATATCTTCAGGTTGTAGGTCTGCACCGCAGGACTGCTGACGGTGGAACGGAGGTTCAGGGTGTCGCCGTCCGCGCTCCCCTGCCCGGAGGCCGGGGTGGCACTAAGCCAGAAGTACCGGCTCAACGTCTCAACGTGCCATGGGCCGTCGCTGAACACGGTGACGGCCACGGGGATCGTCCCTACGGTCACGGCGGACGGATAGACGGATATGCTGCCGCCCGCGCCCGCGGCCTGCGTAATGGTGACGGTGCGGGAAAGGACGCCGCAGCGGAAGACGATCGTACCGGTGCGCTCCCCGCCGCTGTTCGGTGCGCACGTCACGCGGACCTCCTGGCTATTGCCGGACCCTCCGAATGACGGCTGCAACGTGAACCAGCCGTCGGACGTCCCGGCGGACCAGTCGGAGGATGCGCTGACGCTGATGCCCCGCGTCTCCGCCGAAGCGCCGAAGGAGAGTGAATCGGGTGAGACGACGAATGTCTCCGGGATGTTCGGCGTCTGCACGATGGCGACGGTGACGGTGTCACCCGCCGAGGACGTGAAGGTGAGGTTGAAACGCCTGACGTTGTCGGTCTCATTGGCGCCATAATACACCGCGACGCGCGCCGTCCCGGCACTGCCGGATGCGGGAGAAATGACCACGTCGGGATCGTCGCACGATACTGTCCAGTCGGAATTACTGTCGACGACGAAAGATTCCCCGCTCCGGTCGTATGAGGCGTTGATTGTTCCGAACGGCGTAACACGGAGGTATGAGGGTGCCACGGCCTGCACGATGGTCGCGTAGACGGTGATGACCGGACCGCTGGTACTCTGGAACGTCAGGGGGATGGAGCGGGTGTTCTGCGCGGAGGTGTTCGCGGGGAAGGTCACCGTCACGGTGCCGTCGCCGCTGCCATAGAGCGGCGAGACGGTCACGTCCGCGTCGTTGTTGATGACGCGCCAGCTCAACGAAGACTCGATATGGAACGTTATCGACGTGAGGCTGCTCGGGACTCCCACCGTGCCGAATGGCATGACGCGCAGGTAGTCCGCGACAACGGCCGCCGCCTGGTTGATGCCCGGCACGGCGTTGATTTCGTTGTTGTTCGCGCTTACTATCAGCGAGAGGAAACGCGCGGCGCCGGTGTTCTCATCGACATAGACGGTCACCGTCTGCGGACCCGTCCCGGACATGGAGTACGGGGTGAGCGCGTCCGGCACGTTCCTGATGGTCCACGCGAGGCCCGCGGACGCGTCGATGACGAGGTCCACGGTACGGGCCGATGCGTCGATGCTCGAAGGCGAGAAATTCGCGTTCAGGTGGACCTGCCCGCCACCGTCCTGGTAGACGTAGTACTCCGTCGTCGCGCCCGTCTCCACGCAGGTGCAGACGATGACGCCCTGACGCGCCGCGCCGGTATTCGTGTCGATGCTGAAGAAACCGGTGCCGTTACCCGTGCCGGATGCCCAGCTGCCGCCGCTCGGATGTATCCACGACGTGTTGGACGAGAGCTGCCACGATGCGCCGGTGCCGTAGACGTAGATACTCACCGCGTCGCTCTGCGCCGTGGAGTCGTAGTTGTCGTAGTTGTAGAAATTATTCTCATAGCGCGTGATCTCGGCGGTGTACTGCGTGGTCGCGCCCGCCTCCTGCTGGAGGTAGAAGGTCGAGGTCTGCCCGTCGCAGGTGACGACGATCGCGCCCTGCCGTGCGTCGCCGCTGTTCGCCTGCACGCTCACCGTGAGGGTCTTGTTGCCCGTCCCGCTTGCGGGTGACACGGACGCGAAGGCGGACGCGCCGTTGGAGAGCGTCCACGCCTTGCCGTCGGTGCCCGCGACGTAGATGCTGAAGGACGTGGCGGATGCGCCCACGGTCTTGCCGTCGTTCCCGTCTCCGTCGAGGAGCGTCAGCGTGGGGGCCGCGCTTCCGGCCTCCTGGTGGAGGTAGTAGGTGACGGGCGTGGAGAAACCGCTGCGCTGCGCCACTATCGCGACCTCGCGGGCCGCTCCGGTGTTCGCGGTAAGGGCCACGGCGATGGAGCGCGCCCCCGTGCCGGACGCAGGGGATATACCCACCCACGCGGCATCCTCGGAGACGGTCCACGATGCGCCGTCCGGTGCGGTGAGCTGGAGGGTGAGCGACGTGACGTTTGCGCCGACGGTGGAGGACGCGTTGCCGTTGGAGTCCAGCAGGGTCAGCCCGCCCGTGCCGCCGGTGCCCTCCGCCTGCGTCACCGACACGGCGACGTATGTCGTGGGGTCGCTTGTAAGGTAGACGCGGATGGACGCGGTGCGGGCCGCGCCGCCGTTCTCCGCCGCCACGAACGTGATGCCCGCGTCGGACGTCTGGACGGTCAGCCACGCGGGGATGTCCTCCTGCGACACGGCCCATGCGGACGAGGCGCCCACGGCCACGGATGCGCCGCCGCCCTCGCCGGGGATCTCCACGGCGGACGGGGACACGGTGATGGTGTCGGCGGGACGCGGCGCCTGCGAGAGCGTCATGGTGACGGTGTCGCCGTCTTCGTTGGTGATGTCCATCGAAACGGTGCGCCGCTCGTCCGTGTCGTTGGCGGTGGCGGTGATGACGAGGGTGGACGTCCCTTCGGGACCGCTGGCGGCGGACGCGTTCAGCCACGGCGTGAGGGCGGAGAGGTCCAGCGACCACGCGGACGTGGAGCGGACGGTGAACGTCAGGGACTCGCCCGCAGGGAGGAACGACACCGACTGCGGCGAGGGGGTTATGCGGAGGTAGTGGGACGCCACGCTGCCGGGGCCGGTGGTGTAGGCGTCCATGTCCTGCACCTTCACCAGCTCCACCTCCGTGAGGTCGAGGGTCGTGAAGGAGTGGTTGCGGATGGCGTTGAACGCCCAGAGGGCGCCGTCATACCAGCAGAAGCGGCGCAGGAGCGCCTGGCCGACGGGAAGGCCGCGCAGGTCCGCCATGCACGTCAGGACGCGCGTGTCGGCCGCGTAGCGGTCGGAGAGGTACGCCTTCCACCACTTGCCGAAGATGCTGTTGTCCTGCCCGGACGGCATGGAGATGCCGGGGACGGGACGCAAGGGCGACACGCCCCATTCGTAGCTGTCCACGATGAAGCGGTCCGAGAGGACCACGCGGCGGAAGGACGGCAGGCTGGTGACCGCGTGCCCCGTGCGGGTGAGGTCCCAGCAGGGCGCGCCCGCGAGCGTCTGCATCGTGCCGCTGTCGTCGGTGAGGTGGTACGCCTTGCGGGTGCTGCCCTCGATGACGGGGGTGGACACGAAGCCGGAGAAGTAGAGCAGGACGTCCGCGCCGTCGAGGGCCTTGCCGTCGGCGTCGTGCAGCTGGAGCTTGGGGAGCCAGTCGAGGCCGGGGGCGGAGGCGGTGTCCGGGACGATGGTCGCGGGATAGCGGGGCGCGTTGCGCGGCACGGCTATCTGGAAGGACGTCCCGCCGTTCCACAGCTCCTCCATGACGGTCTCATACGCGGCGGCGGTCAGTCCGATGCGCGAGTAGCCGATATACGCCAGCGAGGCGAAGAGGCGGTTGCTCTCCTGCACCTCGGCGGCATCCGCGAAGGCGAGGCCGTCCGTGAGGACCTTCACGCCCATGTCGAACTCATAGCCGGTATCGATGCGCTGGATGGCGTAGCCGCGCCCGTAGTCGCGGCGGTACTGGTCCGCGAAGGCACCCTTGCCGCCGTCGCCCAGCTGGTAGAACCGGCGGTCGGCGAGGACGGGGTCCTGGCGGATCTCCTGCGAGCGGTCGATGCGGGAGGTCATGTCGATGACGTCCGGGTCGGAGCCGTAGAAGGTGGCGCGGGTGACTATCTGCACGGTCTTCGACGCGCCGTCGCAGAGGAACATAAGGCCGTAGACCTTGCAGTAGTCGACGAGGTAGCGCATCGGGGACTTGGTGGACGCGAGCAGGTTCGTAAGGCAGGCGCCGGTGTTCCGGTCCTCCGGAGCGACGAGCGGCAGCGTCCACCACGCGTCGTTGTACGCGGGGTTGTCGGCGGCGAAGAACGTGGGGTCGAGGGTGACGGTGTAGCCGCCGTTGTTGCGCGGGTCGCAGATCGCGGCGAAGAACGCCCTGACGCTCACCACGGGCCGCTGGAGATACCAGCGCAGGTCGCCCACCTCCCACTCGGTGTGCGCGTCCGGGAACGTCAGCAGGGCGCAGGACGCGCCCGCCTTGTAGGTGTAGATGATGCTGTCGTCATCGGGGTCGGTGACGGCTTCGTAGACGTTCTCATAGGCGGCATGGCTGGAGAGGCCGTGCTTGGCGTCGAAGTCCTGCGGGATGCCGTTGTAGCACGGCGCAAAGTTCACGATGTTCCACCACTTGTTCGCGGGCGTCCCTCCGGCGAGGTAGTCCCACGCGTCCTGCACGGTGTCGGACGCGACCGGCACGACGTAGAAGTCCGTCACGTCCTCCCCGTCGATGTCCTGCCAGATCATCCCCTTGAGGGAGCGCTGCGTGCCGTCCTCGGTGGTGTCCAGCGCGTAGAAGAACGAGCCGAGACCGCCGAAGAGGGTGACGGTGTAGGAGTGGATGCGGTCGTGGGTGTTCACCGCGTCGAGGTGGCAGTAGCCGGACTCCAGGACGGTGCCGTCGTCGCCGTAGATGACGAAAGGCGTCTTGCGGGTGGGGTCGAACTGCGGGCCGTGGTATCCGATGCCGAAGACGGTGCGGCGGTCCAGGCGGAAGGCCGCGCCGAAGACGGCGTTGTTCCGGCAGGTGCCGGGAAGCTGTATCTGGTGGCTGGAGGAGTTGACCACCGCCGTGGGGTTGGCCGCATCCTCGCGGGTCCAGTTGTAGAGGATGAACGAGTCGTCGCCGAGGTCCACCGGGCGCCCGGCGACATAGAGCTGCGTGCGCCGTCTCATCGCCTGACGTTGTCTGCCGCCAGCGCGACGCCGACGGTGTAGTTGAACATCTTCCCGCCCTGCCCGCGGTAGGTGCGTACCTCGCAGGACGTCTCGGTGATGACCACGGGCGTGAGCGTTTTGTCCACGATGTCGTAGAGGTACACCTCCGTGCTGCCGAGCAGGTGCGGCATATTCGCCGCGCCCTCGTCGGTGAGCCAGCCGGTCCGGAGGGTCCAGCGGCGGGTCACGCCGTTGGCGTACTCCACGGTCCCGCGTGCGCTCTGCACGGCGTTGTCATAGCGCTGGAGCATCGTGCGGCGGTCGTAGTCCTCCCCTTCCGCCGTGCGTCCCTCGCAGAGCAGGGTGTCCCACCCGCCGAAGGCGTTGACGTACACCAGCGCGTGGCGGGCGCAGGCGGGGACCACCTCCCAGGTGATGCCCGCGACGGTGACGGCCAGCGCGCCGGGGAAGGCGTCCATCGGGATGGTCACGGACTGCGCGGCGCCGCCGGAACCGGAGACGGTCACGGACGTGCTGCCGCCGGAGGTGCGCACGGACGCGGAGACGTTGCTGCCTCCGGATACCGAGAGGACGAGCGCCTGCGCGGCGCTGACCTTCCGCGCGATCGGGGCGCAGAGGTCGCCAGCCGTGTGGCCATGGTCGTAGGACCAGTCGGCGATGAAGGTGACGGTGTCCACGGTCGTGCCGGAGACCTTCACGGCGAAGGTGGCGACGCAGGGGTCGGCGGTACACTTGCGCGTCGTGACGGACGGCAGGGTGTGGGAGAGATGGTCGGCGCAGACGTCGTTGATGCGTACCGTCAGGGCGGCGGCATCCGGGCGCCGGACCGCGTGGCCGGAGAATATCTCCACGCCGCCGGTCTCGATGGTGTAGTCGGCCTCGTCCACGTTGCCGAGGCTCACCTCATAGTCTTTCCAGATTGGAACGGGCATATCTTTGTCGGGTTGGTTCGTATAGGAATAGCGAAGGCCCCCGCCGTGGAATCAGCGGAGGCCCACAAATGCCCGTATTTGCGCGTCAAGGCGTCCGGACGACCTTGCGTATGTAATTGCCGACATCGCGCGCCAGCGCCGCCGCAATGCGCTCCTGATATGCCTTGTTCATATCCTCGACGGAATCCGTGAGGTCCGGGTGGCCCTTCGTGCCGAAGACGGCGATCTTGCGGCGGATGAGGAAGTCGAGTTGTTCGGGTGTCGGCAGCTTGCCGTTCTTCAACGGACGCGGCATGGAGATCTTCCAATGAATCCATTTCAAAAGTGCGCCCGGCGGTGGCCAGTGCGGCTCGGTGTCCATCTCCACATAACGCCAGTACTCGGCGAGGTCCAGCTTCACCTCATACTCGGTGCCGTTGTATTCCACGCGGACGTTGTCCACGCTGTTGAGCAGTTCCCCCGACGCGATGCGGTCGTGGAGGATGAGGCGGTCCTGGTAGAGGTTGCGGACCGCCACGCCGTACTCCATCAGCACGGCGCGCAGGTTCTCGGTATTCAGCAGTTCGTCCATGTCAGTGCGTTTTCTTGTATTGCTCCAGCGCCTCCTCGCGGCGCGCGTTGCGGTCCTTCGCGTAGGCGAAGGTGTTCAGCGCCTCCATCATCGGCTTGCGCCACACGTCGTCCCATGAGCAGCGCTGCGTCTCGCTGACGGTGTCCACTAACGAGACCCACCCCCAGCGGGAGGCGTAGTCGTCAGCAGGTTCCGCCGCATCCTCCGGAGCGCGCGGATCTGCGCCAGCGTGCCCGTCATCTTCAGGCGCCGGGCGGTCCTGCGGGAAGATGCCAGGATACGCCGCGACGATCGCATCCATCTGCTCAAAAAAAAAGCGGAGAGGGCGAGCGCGTCGTCTGCCCGGAGGTGTTCGCGGATGGCGTCCTGCACGTCCGCGGGGTCGTAGCCGTCGCAGTAGTCGCAGCCGTCCGGAGTGAGCATACACGACAGCAGCTCCACGGTCATGGCGGAGAGGCGGCGGGCGTCACCGCCTGCGCGGTCAGTGAAGGTCTTGAAGTCCACGAACTGCGCGGTGGTGATCTTCCGGAAGTCGCGCACGGGGACGAGGGTGTAGTCGCCGCACTTGTATGAGCGCTGCGGGAGGCGGCGCGGCATCTCCCCGTCGAGGAACCGTGACGCAGCCACACGGCGGGAATACTCCGCCAGCGGGAGCGCGAGTATGTCATCCTCGGAGCATCCGGAAAGGACGGCGAGGATGGCGACCTGCTTGTCCAGCGGTTCGAGGTCGTCGGGTATGGCTGCGAGGCGCAGGAACGCGCCGATGGTCAGCTTGTCGAATGAGTCTATCATGTCGTCGTGTGTTATCGCAGGCGCGAGAGTGCGTACATCCCCGCCTGCGGTCGGTCTGCAAATTCGGAAAAGAGGGCGTAGCGCGTCGCGTCCATGCAGTGGTCCCACGCTTCCACGGGGAAGCCGGTGAGGACGCCGTTGCGGTCCTTCGCCCAGGTGTAGTTGCGCGCCTCGCGTATCCAGTTGAGGGAGCGCTTCGTGGGGCAGAGCTTCCACCCCTGCATCCACTGGATCTGGAACTGCCGCTTCTGGCTGCGGACGGGCGCGCCCTTGTCGCACGGCTCGATATTCAGGCCACTGGCGGCGCCTATCTCCGCGATGGACTTGGGGTCGGCGGCATCCGCCCAGACGCGCACGCCGGGGCGGCATCCCGCGTCACGGAGACGCTGCGCTATGGCGGCGTTCAGCATCCCGGTGTCGTAGGCGACCTCGTCGATGTACGCTATCTTCCTGCCGGTGTCGGCGAGGATGCGGACGATGGCGGTGGGGTCGTGCGTGAATCCGAAGTCCATGCCCCATACCTCGCGCAGGCCCGCGGCGTCCGGCATGGCGTCCACCTGCTCGAAGGAGTAGATGACGCCTTCCAGCGTGCCGAACTTCCCCTCGCCGTAGACGGTCCACCAGTTGCGGTCCTCGCGGTTCGCCTCGATCTCCGCGACCTGCTCCGGGGTGAGGAACGGGTTGTCCTTGTATGTGGACTCGATGGTCACGCAGTTGTCGCGCGTCTCGATGCGCTCGTTCACCCAGAAGGACGCCACTGGGTTGTAGTCCATCAGGACGAGGCCGCGGGTACGGACGAAGAGCTGGCGCGCTATCTCCCACGGGATGGACTGCACCTCGTTGAGGAAGAGGCGGTCGCGTGCCGGTCCGTGTACCTTCGCGGGCGCGTCTGCGCTGAAGAACTCGATGACGGAGCCGTTGGGGAGCGTGTAGATGCTCTCGCCGCGTGACCAGCATGACTCGTCCCACCAGTCGCCGAGGACGTTCTGGAAGTCGCGTATGGCGCCGCGCTTCAGGTGCGGGAACGTCTCGCTGACTACGGAGGTGATGGTCGGCGTAGCGTCGCAGAGCGCGAGCTTGTAGACGGCCTCCAGGGCGGCGAACGTCTTGCCGGAGCGCGTGCCGCCGCGTGAACTGACGAAGCGGTCGGTGCGTCCGATCGCTTCGAGCAGCCTGCGGTACACGGGCGTGGGTGTCATTCCTTGCTGGACCATTTGCGTAAGATGTCGAGTTCCTCCTGCGGCACGATGAGGGGGCCGTTGACGTTGACGGTCTTTACGTCCTCGCCGAGCGCCTTCTGAAGTTCGCGCAGGTCCTTGAATGTCATGTCACCCTTCGCGTGTGTGGAGATGGCCTTGAGTGTGAGGTATTCCAGCTTGGTGAGGTTCCCGTCTCCGGCCTTCTCCATGAGCTGCGCGCGGAGGACCTCGGCGACGGTGCGGTTCTTCTCCCGCGCCTCCGTCGCCTTCCTTGCTGCATCCGCCGCGTCTCCGTTGCGTGTGAAACGGTGGCCCTCGGTGTTGCCTTTGACGAATCGTCCTTTCGCGTCTCGTTCCATGTCGTTGTCAGTTAAAAGGGGCGCCGTGATTGCGCCAGCGCCCCGCCACGTTTAATGCTCGCCACGTCCTGCGCCGTTGTTACGCAGGCCCGCTTCCGACCGCCGGGTGGCCGTCTGCGGTGTGACTGAAGAACTCATCCGGCTATCTTGATTGCTTTCTTTCCCGTCAGTTTCTCCCAGCGTGCGATGATGACGTCGCAGTAGTGGGGGTCCAGTTCCATCATGTAGCACTTGCGTCCGAGCTGCTCCGCCGCGATGAGCGTGGTCCCGGAACCGCCGAAGGCATCCAGCACTATGTCGCCTTCCTTGCTACCGTCCAGCAGGCAGTTCGACACCAGCTCCACCGGCTTCATGGTCGGATGCAGGTCGCACTTGCGCGGCTTGTCGATGTCCCACACGGACGTGCGGAACGCGCCCTTGCGGTAATTGTGATGCGTCTTGGTCCAAGTGTACATTATCGCTTCGTGCTTGTAGTCGTAGTCCAGCCTGCCGATGCTGAAGGTCGCGGAGTTCTTGTTCCACACTATCTGGTGACGGACATTTAAGCCGGCATCCTTCATCATCATCATCATCAGACCCATATCCCCTCCAGAAGGCGCACAGACGTAGTAACAAGCGTCATCCGCGCAGTTTTGGCGCACGTTGTCCATCGCCTGCTTCAGCACGTCGTAGAGGGCCGGAACGGACAAAGTGTCGTTCTTGATGTTTTCGCAACACCGTCCAGAAGGCTGGACGGTGTTGAGTTCGGCGTTCTTGTCGCCGATGCTCACGCCATAGGGAGGGTCCGTGAATACCATATCCGCTTTTATTTTACCCCCCCCCATGAGGGTCTTAACCTGCTCCAAATCAACGCTATCGCCGCACATCAGCCGATGGTCACCGAGCTGCCACACGTCACCCTTCGCGCAGAGGACGTGTATCTCGTCCTGCGCTTCGTCGAAGTCGTCCTCGGTGGCGGCAGGTCCTTCCTCGCCTGCGCCGAATCCATCCGCATCCTGCTCCGGCTCCCACGCGGGGATGCCGAGGTCCACCAGCGGCAGGTCGTCCCACTCGTTGGCGAGCGCGTCGTAGTCCCAGCTTCCGAAGGAGCCGTTGTCCAGCATCGCGCGGCGCTTGACGGTCTCGCGGTCCTCGTCGCCCTCCGGGAAGTACACGACCACGGGCGCGGTCTTGACGCCCGATTCCTTGCACGCCTTCAGCCGGAGGTTCCCGGCGAACACGATGTATCGCTCACCCTTGCCGGACTCGGCGGGTACGGCGAGCAGAGGACGGTCCTCAAGGAAGTCGGGGTCGGTGGTGATGGACTTGACGGTGCGGTCTATGTCGCCCTGCGTCCATTGGCGCGGGTTGCGCGGAAGCCAGTCCAGCTGGCCGGAGTTCCCGACGAGCTTGGACGTTGCGATGTTCAGTCTTGCCTTGTTCATTTCTTGGCGGTTTTCTTGGCCGTGCTGGCCGTTTTCTTCTTGGCCGGTATTGCGGTCGGCTTGGGTGCTTCAGGCGCGTCCTGCGCCTCGCGTTCAGCCTTGTCGGCGAGCCAGAGGAACCCCGTGCGCTTGACTACGCGCAGCAGGCACGTCCCGCAGTTGTGGTTGCGGGGTCCGCGCCGTCCGTCCAGCGCGTCGAGGGCGTCCTGCATCCGGTCGAGGGCGGCGCGTCCGGGGTTCGGACACCAGTCGGCCTCGGTGGCGGTGCGGAAGTAGCGCTCATACTGCGCCAGGTCATTGTACGTCTGATCCGAAAAGTTCATGGTATTTCGTTCTAAAGTTCTCAATCATTTCGATGACGTCGTCATACTGCCGTGGGAGGTCGAGTGCGCACTGGACCCGCTGTCGCGCCATGGTGACGCTGGAGTGGTCGCGGTTGAGCATCTTCCCCACGCGTTTGTTGGTCCACCGTCCTCCGTAGAGGTGGAAGGCGAGGACGGCGCGCGTCCAGGCCTCGACCTCGGTGCCGCGTCCGGGTGTCAGCACGACCGGGTATCCGGCGGCTTCCATCGCGGTGCGCATCCGCTCGAATCTCTCCTGCGATGTCATAGCTTGTCGAAGAGTTTGCGTGCGGCGGCGGATATGGCCTCGCGTAATAATAGCATCCAGTCCTCAAGTGGAATTGAGAGCAGGGAAAGTGCGGCGGACGCGAGGACGGTCCAGATGGAGAGGCGGGCGGTCACGGCGGCGTATATGAGGCACGCCCACCATGTCATGCAGGCGGGGCAGTCGAACGGCTTGAGGGGGCGCAGGCGCGTCTCGCTGACGTGGAGTGCGCGTGCGAGTGCGCCCCGCCACGACTGCGTGAAGCCTGACACGCCGACGATGTAGACGGTGACGGCGGCGACGGCTGTGAGTTCTGCGTAGATCATCGGCGTTCCTCCTTCCGGTCATTGTTGATTATCTCGGCGATGCGCTGGTGGCGCTGCTCGCGGTCCGGGTAGTCCTCCCGGAGCTGGGCGTCGAGGCTGACGATGCAGCCGACCTCGGCGGCGGTGATGTCGTGGGTTTCGTTCATTCCTTTCCGGCATATATGTCCAGGATGCGCCGCTTGATGCGCAGGACCTCCTTCCGGGCGGTCATGTGCGAGAAACCGAGCAGGCGTCCCAGTTCGTGATAGTTGTGGCAGTCGATGTAAAGCAGGATGATCGTCCGGTCTGCCAGCGAGAGCCGCGTGTCGATGATGCAGCGCACGGCGTCGGCGCGGTCGTCGCAGTCGATGAACGGCGACGGGTCCCACTGGTAGTCCGGGCGGATCTCCTTGAGGCGTTCGTTCGCCTTGTGAAGGTTAGATTCCATGGCAGTCGTCTATCGACATGGACCGTTTGCGGAAGCGCAGCACCTCGCGCTCATAGTCGGAGCGGTTGCCGAAGAGCTGCGTCTTGATGACGCGGCGGAGGTAGAAGTCGATGTCCCCGGTGTCCCAAAGGTCGCGCAGCTTGTCCTCGTCCATCTGGAGGAGGTGGAGGTACACGATCTGGCAGAGGTCCTTGAGGTCGTCGTCGAGGCGGCGCTCCGCGTATAACTGCGCGAAGCGTTCCACCCTGCGCTGCCTTCCCAGCGCGTCGACGATTCCGTTGCGGTCCATGTATTAAAATAGCGTTCCACGTTGGATTGTCATTTCCTTCCGAAGACGAGGATGGCTGCGTCGCGTGCGTGGTTGGACGTGCGTCCGGTGTAGCCGGTGACGTTCCGGAACGTCTCGGCGGTCCACTTGGTCGCTCCGGCGCGTGGCGGGACCATCTCGAAGGGTATGCCCCAGTCGGTGAGCGCGTCCTGCCATATCACGCTGTCGCGCTTGACGGAGCCTGCGCCCATGAGCTTGCCGCGGTACTCGCTGGCGTTGCGCTCACGGGGCAGGAACTGCCGCTTGCGGGCGTCCTCGAAGTAGACGCGGACACCGCGCACCGGGTACCCCCACTCCTTGACGATCTCCAGCGCTTTATGGATCGGCACGGTGTCCAGCAGCTCGAAGCGCTGGGTGTTCGTGTTCCAGATGGCGATGCCGGTGTTCTTGCCGGGGTCTAATCCAATGCAGTACATACCAGGACCACCTTCGCGTCGGTTGGGAAATCCTTGAGCGCCGCATTAACCCCGACTGCATCGCAGGCGATGGTTTTGCCGCCGTCAAGCATACCGATAACTTCTCCATGAAAGGACGCGCTACACTTTGATGCCTTGACTATCAAGAATACATCCTCCGGCGAGATGGTCTTGATCGTGGCGGCTTCCTCGAAAGTCGTTTCAAACAAGAAGCGAACGAGGCCCGTCTCGGTGCTGCCTTCCGTTGCGATTATTTTTGCCCTCATCACTCGCCCTCCTTCTCCTTCGGCTGGTTGAGTATGAACCCGTAGACGCGCTCGATGTACGCGTCGGCGCAGTCGATGGCGTAGTCGACGAGGTACTCTGGCGTGGCGTCCTTCATGTCGAGGGACGGGTTGGAGAGCAGGGAGTTGAGCGCGCCCTGCGCTATGGCGCCGCGCTGCTGCATGATGAAGCGCGCCTGCTGCGCCTTCTTCTCTTCCTCGGTGGGCGGCTTGGGTGCGCCCTGGAGGCTGTGTACTTTGGGGTTGGTCTTTGTCATAATTTTGAATTTTTCAAATTTAGACCGCCATATCATCCACGGGGTCGTTTTGTTGTGATTCGTTCCAGCCTTCGACGAAGGCCCGGCGCAGCGGGATGTTCACGTCTGCGGGTTTCCGGACCCACGTCTCGGCGATGTACTTGGGCGGGTATTTCTCCAGCGCCCTGCGTTCGGCCTCGCTCATACCACGTCCTCTTCACGGAGCCAGTAGGACATCACGCGCTTCTTCACGGGGTTGCCGAGCGCGTCCGTGCCTGCAACTACGACCATCTTGCGGAGCGGCTTGTAGCCGATGATCTTCTCGATGTCCATGATCCTCGCGCCGAGGCGGTCGGAGCCGCAGAGGCGGCGGGCCTCCGACGGCGTGATGGAACGGCCCTCGCGCATATAGGAGAGGATGACGCGTGTCTGCGAGAGCGACGTCCGGGGGTTGGGGTTCACGTTTGCCATGGCGGTCGGTGTTTAGAAGGGAAGGTCGGCAAGGTCGTCATCCGGACCGGCGGCGGGGTCGGCCTCCATGCGGGCGGTGTTCATCGGACGCGGCGCGGGTGCTGCGGGCGCGGGTTTATCGTCTGGATAAATATCCTCGATGCGAGTGATTATCTTTGGCGCTGCGGGCCTCGGAGGGAACGCGGAGGGACCGGACGCCACGGGGGCGCTGTCGCCGCCGATCTCCTTCGGACGGAGGTCGCCGATGTAGATCTTCTCGCGGGTTGCGGAGTTGTAGATGGAGATGGAGTGCGTGTCGCCGTACTGGCCCGGCTCCCTGCGCTCGCTGACGTCGACCCAGACGAAGGCCTCGCCCTTGTTGTTGTACTTTAGCAGTCCCTCCGGAATCTTGGAGAGGTTGATGCGTCCTGATAGTATCTGGCTCATGTTCGTTAGATTATGATGGTTTTCGTTTTGGTGATTGTGCCGGCATAGCCGCGGTCGCGGAGTTCATCCGCAAGGTCCTCGTCCTGCGCGTCCTGGAGCGCGAGCTTCATGCGCGCCTCGTCAGGTGTGCAGCCATTCTGCACAGCGGTGGCCTCGGCGTCGTCCTTGGCCTTGCGGGTGCGCTTGAGCTTGCGTCCGGTCATCGGGTCGAGGATGGATGCGGGCGCCATGTTCTGCGCGTCGTCTCCGGGCGACACGGTCTCGCCCTGCGGCTTCGCGGGTGCGGGTTCGTCGGTGAGGATGTAGTCGGTGAGGCGTGCGAAATAGTTGCCGTCCTCCTGGAGTCCGCGCGAGACGTTCAGCGATGCGGGGTCGTACTTGAAGCCGAGCGGCGATACGGCCTTGCCGAACTTATCGATGACGCAGATGGAGGCGTCGTGGATGTTCTTGATGCGGTCGCCGACCTTGAGCGTGGCGCCGTCCTTGTCCTGGAAGCCGATGGGCGTTCCTGCTTTGAGTATTGTCATGGGTTTTGGTGTTAGATGATTTCTCCCTGGATCATCCGGAAGTGGATGGAAGCCTGCCCGGCGTGGAACCAGCGGAAGCCGTAGGCGTCGCCGGTGAGGTTGCAGTGGATGTCCACGGGGCGGAGCCGTGGCTGTGCGGCAAGGAGCCGGTCCTGCTCTGCGCGGAGTTCGTCCGCGAGGCGGAGCATGGCGCCTTCGGAGAGGACGTGGTCCTCATAGCGCTCGGCGTATTTCGCCAGCGCCTTCTCGATGGTCCGGCACCCTGCGGGTGTGTAGACCTCGGTGATGAAGTAGCGGTTGTCCATGTGTGTTTGGATTTTGATGGTTATACGATAAAGATGTCGATCGGTTCGGTGTCGGCGGGTGCCGGATGTATGAGTCGCCGGAGCTGGTTGCAGGCGAGTCGGAGTTGGTCGCGGACATACGGCTCGCGTGTGCGGTTGGATGCCTTGTCCAGCCGTGCGATGACGGAGGCGGCGGCGTAGTTGGTTTCGTACACGGACGTGGCGTCGCAGTCGCGGACGCGCGTCAGGATGCGCTGCGCCACGGAGAGGCAGGACCGGTAGAGGTCGGACTCGGCCTCGCTGCGTGCGACGAGGATCGCGCCGGTATAGTGCGCTATCTCGCGGTCGAGTTCCTGGAGTATGCGGATGTCGGTCGTCATGGCTACGCGTCGATAACGAGGTCGCGCCCGGTGGCGAGCTGTCCGCCAAAGCACATTTCGAGCATGACCCACTTGGTGATGTATGATTTCTCGGTCGGCAGCGCGCGGTCCAGCCAGCCGCCACGCTCGCGGCGGATGTGCGCCGCGTCTTCCTGCGCGACCTTCCAGTCCTCCGGACGGATGTCGAAGAGGTGGCGGTCTATGGCGGCGTCCATGACCATGGCGACGTATCCCTGGAGGTGGTCGTCGAGGATTCGTCCGTGCTGCTTGAACTCCGCCCAGAGGGCGCGCAGTCCCCGGACCTCGGCGGCACGATTGAGTGCGGCGGTCTCCTCCGGCGTGACGGATGCGGCGTCGCGCTCGCGGTTGTTCCATTGGAGGGTGCGCTGGTAGGAGCGCAGGGCGTCCTTGCGCGCCTCGCAGTGGATGTACGCGGACATCCATCCGAAGATCGCCGAGGCGGTGGGGCGCGTCTCCTTCGTCAGTTCACCGGCGACACCCATCTCGGTGATGTACGTCAGCTCCTGCCCGGTCATATAGGGATAGCTGGCGGCTATCTTGCGCTCCACCTCGGTGGTGATGAGTTCGTAGTCCACGCCGCTGGGGAGCGGCAGGCCCTTGAGGAAGAAGGCGCGCGACACCGCTGTGCGGATGATCTCCGTGCGGTCTTCCTGCGCCCGGTCCATTATCGCGCCGCCCTTGGCGGCTTGTATGTAGTCGTGAGCGTCCATGTCTTAGTTCTTCTTGAGGAGTTCTTCCAGGCGCTTGGTGGCGGCGAGTCCTGCGGCGCCGTAGCCGGAGTACATCGGCTGCTGGCCGCTGACCCGCTGCGCGGCTTCCTGCGCGTTCTTCAGGCGCTGCTCGGCGGTCTTCTGCTCGGCGAGGTCGCGGACGCACCATTTCCGGATGGCGGCGTAGTGGGACTTGTACGGGTCCTTGCGCTGGTTCGCCAGCCAGAGGTCGAGTATCTCGATGAGGCGTGCGGTGTCCTCGGTGCCGTAGTCGTGTACCAGCTTGGCGTGTTCTGCCGGAGTCAGCAGGACGTGTTCCCCGAAAAGAGTCTTACCATCCTCACGCGCGCGCGGAGAAGAGTGTGTATCTATAAATTCTGTATTATTTCTATTAATATTAGGGCGGCAGTCCACTGCCGGGGTGGTAGGCAGTCCACTGCCGGGGAGGGGGCAGTCCACTGCCGGGGGCAGCTGGGCGCCGGGGTTGACTACAACGCTCCGAGGGACGGGAAGCACGACGGCGTATTCAGTGATTTTGCCCGGTACTTCCTTACGGGTGATGAGGCCGCGCTGCTCAAGGCGTGCAAGGATGTCGCGCGCCTGGCGCCTCTTGACCTGGCAAAACTCGCCGATCTGCTCGACGGTCCCACGATAGCAGGAGTGTCCATCCCAGCTGAAGCCGTAGATGACCGCATAGGTGATGATTTCCGATAGGTTCAGACCCATATCGTACATCCATCCCTGGAGTGATGTGTAGTCGTTTGGTCTCATTGTTCGTCCATGTCTTCGCGCATCCTCAAGACGGCGGTCCAGATGTAATCCGGGATTACGATATTATAGCGCTCGGCGAATTTTGTGATGGCGCTATATTTCCAGCCTTTGTCGAAGCCTTCCCAAACAATGGCGAAGGAAATAAGTTCGACACCTTCGTAGCCGGTGTCGACCATCCATTCCGGGATGACGATGTAACGTTCTTTTGTCATGGTTTATATTGCTTCTAAGATCTTGTTCCAGACCTCGGACGGGATGGTGCGCCCGCGGGAGTTGCAGGACGCCTCGCACTGCTCACGCGAGTAGCCAGCCGCGACCGACTTTACCAGCCAGTTGCGCCAGTCCGCGTCCTCCGGGTGGAGGGTCAGCGGCTTGAGCGCGCGCTGCTGCGGCTGCGCCTGCGCGCCGCCCTGCGTGTACTTGGTGTTGTCGCCGGACCAGTAGATGTCGGCGCCGATGCCCAGCTTCTTGCACGCGACGCTGATCGCGTCCGTCTCGGCCATCTTGAAGGCCTCGTCGTTGAGTTCCGTGCCGCGGCCCTTGCCGGCGTACTTGCTGCCGCCTATGCCTTCGATAGGCGCGGACCATTCGCCGCCCTGCTTGACGTAGAGTTCCAGCCGGACCCACGCGACGCGCTCCAAGGCGCCGCCGATGTCCTCGGTGTCGCTCCAGTGTTCGACGATCTTGGTGTACCAGCCGAAGCCGATCGGGCCGAAGGTCTCGGTCAGGACCTTGATGCGCCACATGGGGTTGATGTCGGTCTTGCCCTTGAGGTTTCCGGCGTTGATGATGCGCTGCGCGTTCTCCGGAACGGCGCGCCATGAGTTGTAGAGTTCCAGGTTTTCCATGTGATTCGGTATTTTAGCGGATTAACATTTCATCGGTGCATTGCGGGCGCATGGCGCTCTCGTTGGCGGATATGCCGGTATGCTTCAGCTGCGGGATGGCCTCGCGGTAGACGGATACCAGCTCGAAGTGCGGGTACTCCGGGCCGGGGTTCGCGATGAACGCGTCGGCCTCTTCCTTCGTCCAGAAGCAGACGCCGCCACGGCAGCGGTAGAGGGGCGAGTCAAAGTAGCGGGAGGCACGGTAGACGAAGCGCACGACCCAGTGCCAGATGGGACCTTCGTAGTTCATCTCTCGAATGCTTTGAGGTCGGACGTCTCCCACTGCGCGCGCGATACCAGCAGGAGCAGCGCGGCGGTGAGGAGGTGATAGGGGTTCCAGATGAGCGCGCAGACGGCCATGATGACCGAGAGGGCGGTCCAGACCACGCGGTGCAGGCGGTTCATCTTGTTGCAGATAATCCTTAACTCGCGGGGCGTAAGGGGTTGAGTGTTCCGTGTTTGCATAAGTTATTTTAATATTAGGGTCGCGCGTGCCTCGTCGCTGGCGCGCAGCGCGAGGATGGCGGACACGTTGTACAATTTCTTCGATGTGCGCCCGTTGCCGGAGCGGTGCGACGTGATGCGTCCCTGCTCCACCGCGCGGCGCAGCCATGAGCCGTAAGTGGCGAATGCCTCCCGCTCGGAGATCTCGCCGGAGATGTGTCCGACGCGCTGGAGCGCGATGGTCGCGCCCAGCTCTGCGGCGGTGGCGATGATGCGGTCGAGGTTGTCGGGGTTCATGGCGGTTAGGATACGCGGGTGATGGTGTAGGTGCGGTTGGCACGGTCGAGGTGCGTGGAGTAGCGGCGGTCCAGGAAGAGGCCGAGGTCGCAGGCGTAGCGGCGGACGGTGTTGTAGCCGTAGAGGTCGATGCCCACGGTGACCTTGTCTCCGATGCCCATCTCGCGCATGCGAGTGAGGAGGGGTGTGCTTTCAGTCATATCGTTTCGTTCTAAAAGTTTGGGAGGGAAGGCGGGAGTCGAACCCGCAACTTTGCCACTATCAATCAGCGCCCGGTGCATCCCTCGGTTATGTTAGGCCAGACGGCTGGCGATGTACTCCTTGTCCTGCTTGTTGAGTTCGAGGTCGTGCTGGACCTTGAACACGGTGCAGTAGTTCTGCCCTGCCAGCGAGACCGCGAGTTCGTAGGCGTCGTCGCAGTCGCAGTCCTCGGCGATGAAGAGCAGCTTCTCGGCGGTCAGGACGTTGTCGCGCGTGACCTTCTCGACATACTCGTCGTGCATCTTGATCGTGTTCCGGAGGCCGCGCTCGGTGGAGAGTGCATGGTTGGCGACCTCGTCGAGGATGCGGCTGTGGCCGTGGAGTTTGAAGTCATCGCAGAAGTCGCGCTTGTCCATGTCGGTCATCATGTAGAGGGGGTTGATTTTCTCGTTGAAGACTTCCTCCGTGCAGGAGGCCCCCATCAGTTCTTCGTATTCGTGGCGTAGCATAAGTGTTGAGTATTAAATTTTGTTTGTACTTTTGTGTGTCCGTTGATGCAAAGTTACACAAAAGTTTTGAATTACCAAACATTTGTGATGAAATATTTCAAAAAAGTTTTGTCTTTATGGATAACACGGAAAGAATCGCTGCCGAGATAAAGGCCTATCTCCGCAGGAATGACATCTCAATCACTGACGCCGCGGCCCGCCTGGGCGTATCACAGCAGGCGGTCAGCAATCAACTATCGGGACGGAAATTCGGCGCGAATGTGGCGCGGAACTGGGCCAGCAGTTTCGGTTTCAACATGGGGTTCCTTATGACGGGCGAGGGGTCGCTCGAATGCGAGGAAGTTCCAGATACGGAGAACACCGTCCCCCTCTTCCCCTTCAGCGTCCGCGCGGGCGCGTCCCTGAACGACATATCGGAGGGGATGACGGACGCGCAGTGCGAGCGCATCACGTCGCCCGTGCGCGGCGCGGAGCTGGCGACCGAGGTAGTGGGCGACTCCATGGCTCCGGCCTTCCCTGCGGGCGCGCGTGTCCTCCTGGCGCGCGTGCGCGATACCATCGCGTGGGGCGAGGTTTACGTCCTCGACACCACCGACGGCCAGATGCTCAAGCGCATCATGCCCACCGACTCCGAGGACGTGTGGGAGCTGCGCTCCGACAATCCCGCCTATCCGCCGTTCCGCATCCGGACGCGCTGCGTGCGCGGCGTCTGGCGCGTCCTGCTCCGGATGATCCAGTAGGTACGCCGAAGGGCGGACCGCGATGGCCCGCCCCCGGTTTGAAAACACTTAACACTACGTCTTTAGAATGACCGCCGGGAACCCTCTCGGCGACCGGCACCCATAACCAAAACCGCCCGCACCATCACGGCGCAGGCGGAAGGAATCAGTGTGCAATGCAGATTCAGATCACGATGGGAAAGTAAAAGGATCACTATCTAAACGGAAAAGGCGGTCGCGCATCCCTGCGCAGCCGCCCATCATCCAAATCACATTTCTTATGAAACTCCTCGCTTACTTTGCTTGCTTATATAATAGCGCCACCCGCCCCGGTGGAAACGTAGAGCGCGCGGTTCTCGCGAAGGAATCCCGCAGGGTCGCGCGCGTCCCAGCTGCCGCCCTTGAAGTGGACGGCGTAGTCTTCCCACCGGATCTGCCGCTCCGGGAGGTCCGCCTTCCGCACGTCCAGGTAGAAGGAGGCGCCGGTGTCGTAGAACATCCCCGGCTCCAGCTTCCAGCTCCGCGTTTCATCGAAGTAGCGGATGCCAGCCGCCCGGCACATCGGCACGTTGATCCAGCAGACGAACGGCAGCGCCCTCGGACGGAAACGTCCGGAGCCGAAGGTCATGCCGTACTGGAGCTGGCCGCACCACGCCACCGACGGGTCCGCGATGTCCGACACGTCACGGCGCAGCAGCACGTCGCTATCCAGCAGGATGAAGCCGTCCGGGAGGAAGTCCCAGAGCGCGTCCACGCTCGCCATGTGCTTGACGCTGCCGTCCTGCGCATGCTCCATGCTGCGCCTCGGATGGCGCGCCAGGAGGGCGTCGAAGTCCACGATCTGGCCGCGGCTGTTGTCGATGACCCACACGCCCTCCATCGGCGGCAGCTTGCGCCGCGGGTCGGTGCTGTTCTCGAATACGGTGATGTGGGCCTCCGGCGTCCACTTGCGGACGCTCCGGATGAGCGCGCCGGTGAGTTCCGGCGTGTGGTAATGTACGGTTGCTATATCCATGCATGAGAAACGGCCACGCATCCCTGCGCAGCCGCCACTTCAATAACCGATACTTCTCATGAAAGAATATGGAACTTACAACGAAGAAACGCCGCGCATCCCTGCGCAGCGTCCAACTTAATCGCACACATGAAAAGAATCACCATCTGTTCTTCAAAAGAAAAACCCCCGCACCGTCACGGCGCAGGGGAAGAGTACTATGAAAAAGTCTATCGAGGTTGTTGTTGCTATATAATAATAGCGCCACGGCCACGGGTGGAAAGGGTCAAAGTGACAAAAATGTCCCTTTGTCATTTTTCACCACCGGAAAAGGTCGAGGACCCTCGCGTTGGCGCCGTTGATGAGGTCCCAGTCGCGCTCGGCGTAGATGTCCGTCAGCTGGTAGTCTCCGACATGGCAGAGGCACTCGTCCACCAGCGCCTTCTCCACGCCCGCCTTGCGCGCCAGCGTCGCCCATGTGTGGCGCGCGGCGTAGAACGTGAACCGGTCCACCCCGTTCTTCCTGCACCAGTTCGCGAGGCCGCGGTTCACCCGCTGGCTGGCCACGCTCTTGTCATCCGACAATTCCCGCAGCGCGGGAAGCCACCACGATGCCCCTGCAAGGCCACCAAGGCGCGCTACGCGCGCGTATAGGCGCGAGTCGATAAATACCACCATTCCGGCCCTATCGGCCCTCCTGGTGCGCGTTTTCTGCCTATTGTACCGCCACACCCCGTCGCGGGGCGGCACGGCGTTGTATAAGTCCGCGAAGTTCGCGCCCATCGTGGCGAAGGAAAGGACGAACGCATCCAGCGCCACGCGCTCCAGCGGGTCGTCCGTCTGCGCGTCGATGATGCGCTGCATGAGGTCCGCGCCGAGGTTCTTCTGCCCCTCGCTCGGAGGCAGGTGGTACTCGATGCGGCTGAACGGGTCGCGCGGTATGAGGATGCGCCCGGCGTCGTCATCGTTGTACCTTGCCCTCGCCGCGTCGAAGATGTGCGCGAGCTTCATGACGTGGCGCGATGCCGTGCCGCCGCCCTTCGGCTTGGAGGTCTCCACCAGGCGCCCCTTGCTGTGCGACCACTGGAGTTTGTTCTCCGCGTCAGTCGCCTCCATGTAGTCCAGGACCATGCGCCGCGTGATGTCGTTGACGTCCAGCTGGCGGCATCCCAGCCACCGCTCCAGCGAGCGCAGCGCGCCCTCATAGTTGCGGCGCGTGGACGGCGCCTTGCAGGTGATCCAGCCGTCGGCGAAGGCGAAGAAGTCCAGCCGGAACGTGTCGGCCTTCATGGCGGAGCGGATGTGCGCGACGAGGTCCGCCACCGTCATCGCCTCAAGGTCGAAGGGGTTGATGTCGGAGATGGCGGCGCGCATCTCCACGATGAGCGCGTCGCACTTCGATAGGATGTCCGGGGACTTGATGCGCAGCGACCGCGTCAGGTCCGACGGGCGCGCGTAGAGGCTGGTAGGGATGCGCCGCTGCCCGCGGTTGTGCAGGACGCGTATCTTGACGTTGTAGGTGCCGTCGGTCCTCCGGTCGCCCGGGATGACCACGGCTTTAAATGAAGGCATAAGCGTTGAGTGTTTTCCGTTGCCGACAACAGCGCCGATTCCGACACATATCCGACAACATTTTTACGCAAAAATACGAAGTTTTTGCGCAAAATTGCAAGCGCTTCCGGCGTTATGCCGCAGGAAACGGCCACCGGCGTGGGTGTGGCTATGGTTCCGGCACTTCTTGGTTAGAATTGCAGGACCCCTGCGCAGAGATGCGCGGGGGTTCGTTTTTGGCATCCTCTGCAAAATCCTCCGACAACATGGAGACGTTTTTGGACGAAAAACCCGCAGCCGGAGCCGCGGGAACTCATAACTTATGCGCGCCGCCTGGAACACCGGCGCAGTACAAAGGTAGCAATAATTTCTGGATTGTCAACCCGTGATGACGAAGTTCTGCCGACGCTGCCGCCCGTTGTTGTCGCGGACCGCGATGTGCAGCCACCGCTCCCCGCCCACCTGCTCGTCGATGCACTGGTCATACGCGATGCCGTTCTCTTGTAACCAGCACGCCGCCCAGAGGATGAACTTCGCCGTCCTGCGCTTGTCGCTGGGACGGATGTCGGCGGCATACGCGGAGAGGTGCGCGCTGTTGGATACGCCGCCCACGGCACGGTTCAGCGCCGGGCAGCGGAACCCGGAGGTCACGGTCAGCGGACCGCCCCACGCCTCGCGCATCGGATCGAGGATCTTCTTCACCAGCTCGCGCAGATGTTCCACCTGCTCGAAGTCCGGCGTATTGTCGATGCCGCGCTTGGTCGCGGTGTCGCTCTTGATAAATTCCTTCAGTGTGAAATATGTCGCCATGTCATTCCTCCGGATAGTCGTGGCCGCGCTGTCCCCTGCCCTCCATGCGCCGGCGGGTGTCCTCTATCTCGCTCTCGAAGCGCTGCATCTTGACGTCGAAGGATGTCTTGATGCCGAGCAGTGCGCCTGCGAGTACCAGCAGCTCCGAGACGATGGATATGGCGCTGGACGCTATCTCGCCGATTGGCGGGATGAAGAAGAGGCACACGCCCGCGATCGCGACGCCGCAGGTGAACGACGCGACCGCGAGACGGCCCTGGATTCGTGTGAGGTTGGTGTTGGTTACGGTTGCCATTTCTATATGGTTTTAGGCGATGAGCATGATCAGCGATATGACGGTCAGCGTCTGCATGGCGTAGTCAGTCAGTTGGTGGTTAAATTGACAGCATTATATTCACAATGGCCGCCAGCCTGCGACCCGTCTCGTAGTTGCGGTAGAAGTACGCCGCGCCGCTCCCTTCCGCCTCGTTAGCCTCCGCGTACTGCTTCCTTTCGTCCCACATTCCGTCGAGTTTGAGGTTCATGTACAGCGCCGGGATGGAGAGGTTGTCGTAAACCCAATCCGCGAAGGTCTTGCCGTCGGTGTTCGTAACGTCGGGCGCGTCCTCGCCGCGCACCTCCTCCAGGTAGTCCGCGAAGGAGGTCAGCCACGCCGGAGTGGACATATTCAACGGAAGGATGAACTGCGTCATGTAGTCCGTCTCGTACTTCGGGTATTCAAAGGCATACCCGCTTGTGTCCTCGCCTCCGGATAGGACGAGGTCAGCATCGTCGTGGGAATTGAG